CTGCGACAACCGAAAGATCACGTCAATCGATCACAGCATCCTGGAGTTCGACTTTGCCAGGGCGTCGCGCGGGGAGATCGTGCTCGATGGCATGTCCGCTCGGGAGGTCTGCCCAAGCATCTACGGCATGCTGGTACGTCGCGTGGCGCCGGCCTTGCGGCACCTGGGGTGCATGTGGCTCCCCGATGGAGATGAGGCGCTGCGGTGCAACAAGTCCGTGCGCTGGACAATGGGCGACGGCTCGACTATGCCGCGCGTCTACTGCGACGCTCACGGGCGCCTGCTGCGCGTGCGCGTGAATGCCTACCGCGAGGCCGAACTGGCGAAGAACGCCAGGATACGCGAGGGCAAGATGATCCCCAGACGCACGATCAGCGCGCAAGAACGCGAGGAGATCATCGGCGAGCTGATCGCCGGGAAGTTCTGCAAGGGCGGGATCTGGCGCGTCGCCCAGCGGCACCATTGCCATATATCGACCGTCTCGCGCATTGCCGGCGAGGTCGGGCTCGACCGCAATACGCGCGTCGGCAAGATCCGCGACGACATCGTTCACGGGCTCTTCGGCCTGCTGGAGGTTGCCGAGCGCAACGGGATCACGGTTGCCGCGGCGCGCTACCACTTCCACGTATGCGGGATCGCGATCATCAACGGCCAGCGCGTGGATTCTCTTGACGGGCAGGCGCAAGTGGCTGATACTGGCGCAGATAAAGCAAGGCCGGGTGGCGTTGCCGCGCCCCCGGCCGCAGAGGCTATCCAGGAAGGAGCCTAGCCTCATGGGCCAAGCTACGCCAAAGCCAACCACGGGTCAAGAGGAATCTACCGCACTCTGTAACCTCCAGGCCGAGCGCGCGCTCCTGGCCTGCTGCATCGTCGATCCGGCCGCGGCGCTCGCGTCCGTGCGCGCTACGCTCAACCCCGAGGATCTGTACTCGGCCGCCCACCAGTCGATCCTCGACGCGATCCTGGCCATCCACAACCGCGGACAGGGCGTTGACCTGATTACGGTCACGGCCGAGCTGGCCGCGCGCAAGCTGACCAAGGCTGCTGGCGGCGCCACCTACGTACAGTCGCTCGTCGATGAGCGTCCTGTCGTCGTACACGCGGCGCACTACGTCCAGCTCATCGCCGAGCAGGCGTACCGGCGACGGCTCGAGGCCGCGTCCCGCGCGACAATCGAGGCGTGCCACAACGGCGTCGATCCGGCCGACGCAGCCCGCAAGGTCGCCGAGGTCCGCCGGCCGAACGATACCGTCGAAACCATGTGCCGCGCGATCATGTGGCACAAGGAGTTGGAGGAGGCCAAGCTCCCCGAGGTCCAACCCATCCTCGGCCGCGGGCTCCTTGCTCGTGGTGACTACGGGATCCTGTACGGGCCGAAGGGTTCCGGCAAATCCTGGCTTGCGCTCGACCTCGCCGCGCGCGTGTCCGAAGGCCAGGAGTTTTTAGGCTGGCAGACGGCCGTCTCCCCTGTCCTGGTCTGGTCCCTCGAGCTGACCCGCGAACGCCTGCGCGAGAGGCTCCGCGCGATCTCCCCCGGCGTCATCCACAAGCGCCTCGCGCTCTTCGGCAAGGACTCGCTTTCTAGCCTTCCAGGGTCAGACGGCATCTCCCCGATACCCCGCCTGGCCCTAGCGGACGATCAGGCGCGCGTTCTGACCGTGGTCAGGTCCATCGGGCCGGGCCTGGTCGTGATCGACCCGCTAGGGCCGGCTGTGGCGGCTGACGAAAACGCCGAGCTGCCGGCCATCGCGCGGTTCCTCCTGGAACTCGCCGCCCGCGCCGGCTGCGCCGTGCTGGCAACGCACCACCCGCGCAAGGGCGACCCGAAGAACCCATCGGATTCCATCCACGAGCTGCGCGGCGCTTCCCAGCTCGGCGATTGGGCATCCTGCGCATTCCACCTGAAACCCAACCGCGGCCTCTACTGCCTCACCCACGGCGCCGAACCGCGGCACTGCCCGCAGCCCCCCGACGTCTGGCTCGCGCGAACGAAACTAGGTACCTTCGCAGTCACAGACGCCCCTGAACGCGAGGCATCGCGGCGCGACATGCGAACCGGAGAACTGCGGCAGGCGTTCGCAGATCATGGCCGCCTCACGCTCCAGCAAGCCGCCGACGTTCTGGGTATCTCAAAGCAGTCCGCCCACACCTACATCCGCGCCCTCGGAGCCACCAAGATCGGGCATGGGCCGAGTACCGTATGGACCCTGGAATCGTCAGGTAGCCTGTTGCCTGACGATTTGCCTGATGATACGGCGGAAGAAAATACAACAGAATGAGTTGCGGCAATGTTTACGAAAAGGTCTTCAGTTTGCATCAATTGATTCGTCAGGATCGTCAGGTTGGGGTCTTTAAGAGACCCCCAACCTGACGATTCAGCCTGACGATTGGTGCCTGACGATTCCTGGGCCAAAACGACCATAGTGGGCGACCTGTAAACAAGCCCTCTGGGCCGCAAAAAGTCGCGTGCGGGGCGCGTGCTATAGTCAGCCCCGAGAGGAAAGCCAACCACATGCTACTGCCGACCCCTCAGTCTACCGCCGTGACGATCCCGCATCGTCGATGCGAGCGGCCGACCGCATCGCCCGCACGGCGGAAATCGCGCGACGGGATGGCGCCAGCGCGTCAACCCCGGCCTGGCGCCTTCCCTACCCAATCCACCAGCAACGCATCGGAGGACTACATCATGACAGCATCCGAGTGGATGCGCGCGCACAAGGGCGAGCACAAGACCGCGACCGATCTGGCGCGGGAATGTCGCAAGGCGCTCGGGCTCTCAAGGTGCGGGCGGTATTCCCTGCTCGCCGCGAAGATCATGGATGGCAACGCACCAACGCCAACGCACAGCAAGCCCACGAAGCCGAAGGCCGGCGTTGTGACCGAGGCCGACCTGCGCATGCGGCACGATTCCGTGTTTCGCGTGCAGCAGGCTGCCGCGGCGATCCCTGAGGGCGAGTTCATCCCCGAGTCTGAGTTCGTCTCGCAGCTCAACCTCGTGGGCGGGTATCGCGTGATCCTTGAGCGCGCGGAGTTCACGCAGTACCGCGGCAAGGCGCGCGGAGGTCCGGTCTATTGGGGCCATCCGAAGAGTATCAAGGCGATGAAGGACGAGCAGGTGCTCGTGTAGGAGGCATGCCATGAAACTGAACGAAGCCGAAGTCAGGGCGCGCCACAGCGAAGAGGTCGAGAACCTAACGGCGCAGCTCAAGGCGAAGGACGCGGATCTGTCCGCCTACCGCCGCGAGCATGGGGTGCTTGAAACATTCTTCCGCGCGATCCGCTCTGCGATCGAGCCGATCAAGCCGACCCCATCGGAGTACAAGCCGCGCAAGGGCCGGACGAAGATCGCAACGCCATGCGCGGCGGTCGCGCATATCACAGACGGCCACATGGGCGCCGTGCAGGCCGCGAGCGAGATCGAAGGCTTCTGCGCGTACTCTCCCGAGATCGCCCGCGCGCGGCAGCTCGGATTCATCAGGAGCTTCTGCGAGTGGGCCGAGCTGCACCGCCACGCCTACACGATCGACGATGCATACGTGCTCGTTACCGGCGATCTGATCTCGGGCGACATCCACGAAGACCTGAGGGTGACAAACGCCTTCCCGTCCCCGGTGCAGGCCGTGCGTGCTGGGATGCTTCTCGCCGAGCAGATTGCCATAATGGCCCCCAACTTCCAGCGCGTCTTCGTGCGGTTCATCTCCGAGGACAACCACGCGCGCCTGACCAAGCGCCCGCAGGCCAAGGAGGCCGGGCTCAACACGCTCAACTACGTAGTCGGCGAGATTGCCAAGGCGTACCTGCGCGACCTCGGCGCCGTGGACTTCGTGCTCTCGCCGATGTACGAAACCGTCGTCAACGTCCACGGCCGGCAGTATCTCATCTCCCACGGGCACGGCGTCCAGGGCTGGGCGGGCGTGCCGTGGTACGGGATCGAGCGCAAGGTCGGCAAGGAATCGGTCGCGCGCATGCAGGTCATCATGCAGGACATCGGCCGAGCGAAGTCGATCGGATTCCACAAGTACGTCTTCGGCCACTGGCATACCCCGTTCAACATGCCGCTCTACGCGTGCGGCGGGTCGCCGATGGGTACCGACGCGCTCGACCACAAGGAAGGCCGGTTCGCGCGGCCGTCGCAGAAGGCTTGGATGGTGCATCCGCAGCACGGCGAGTTCGACTGGATCGACTTCCAGCTTGAGGAGTACGACCCGAAGTGACCCGCGCCGAGATCGAGCATGAACTCGCGGGCCTTGTCCCGGTCGTGATCCACTACCGCGACCATTGGGGCGAGGCTGATAGCGAGGAGTCGAGCCCGACCGACGTTCCGCCATGCCTGCGCCTGGCGATCGGATTCCTGATCGACCCTCAAGACCCGAGCAAGGGCATCGTGCGCGACGTGACGATTGCGCCGCCGGACCTCGCAGGCAAGGGCGAGCGCGCGAGCGTGATTCCCGGCGGTTTCCGCGCCGTGACATACCTGCGCCCGCTGAAGGCCGTGCCGTACACGGTCACGATCGAAGCGGGCGAAGCGATCAACCTCGGCGCAGCGAAGCGCCAAACGAAAGGACCGAAGCAGTGAGCCTACCAGTCGTCTACGTCGAATGGACCGTCCCGAACAGCATCCCCGGCGCGATTCCGGGGAAGTGCAAGATCGCCGGGCTACTCCAAGGCAACACGGAAACGAGCCTGACGATTTGCCAGAGCGAGCACACGGAGGCCGGGGCAACGTCGGGCGGGTGCGAGATCGCATGGGAGTGGGTCACGGCAGCGTACAACTGCGCCACGACCGGGCGGCTGTACCCGGCAGGGAACGGTCAGGAGGATGGGAAGTGAAAGCGAGCGAAGGACTGATCTGGGGCTGGATCGAAGACCTACAGGCGGCAGTCGCGCTGGATGAGCGCGAGGTGTTTGCGGCGATACTGGATCTAGCTACCAGCATGGCCGCGCACGCGACTTTGCCAGAGAAGGAGCCGAAGCTGGATCCGGTGCCAAAGACGACCGAGGCAGGCGACGACGCACCCGAAGCTATGGTGCGAGTGAACTGGTCAACCGTGATAACCCAACTGCGGGCGTTCGCCGACCACCTGGAGCAGCACAATGCGTGACCCCCTCACCTTCCCCGGCCGCGTCCCGCTGGTCGGCGGCGCGACGGTCAACATCGACAACGCCTCGCCGGCCGATATCGTCGAGGCCATGCGCAAGCTCATGCCGCACTACGCGCAGGCGGTCTACCGGCAGGTGACCAACACGGGGCTGATGCTCGGCGAGTGCCTGCGGGTGCTGAAGGCCGCGGGCATGACCGAGATCCCGCGCGCGCGGGCGGTTGCCCCCAATGGCGGCAACGGTGGCGATGAGGGCGAAGATGGCCCCGGGATCTAGCTGCACGATCGACCTGCCATACCCGCCGTCGGTCAACCACTACTACCGCAGGGTCGGCGCGCGAACGCTCATCAGCCGCGACGGCCGGGCGTACCGCACCGCGGTCTGCGGGCTGCTCAAGGCGGCAGGCGTCGAGGCCATGTCCGGCCCCCTGGCCATCATGGTCGAGGTCTACCCTCCCGACCATCGCCGCCGGGATCTGGACAACACACTGAAAAGCCTACTCGACTCCCTCCAGCACGGCGGGCTCTACCGCGACGACTCGCAGATAGCCAGGATCGTCGTAGCCCGCCGGCAGACCGTGCCGGGCGGCCGGGCCACCGTGGTAGTGGCCGAAATCGACCCCGAGGAGCACCGGGCTGCTTTGCGCCAAGCCCGTGGCGCTGGCAAGACGAGGCGATCAGGCTCCCGTACGGCCCAAGTATCGGCCCAAGCCGAGATCGCGGCGCAGTGAGGCCCCTATGAGTTCCCGCAACAATGTTACAATGGCGTTTCTCGCAACCTGCATGGCTGCGGCCACGATCATTCTCTTGGCCTGGTGCTTTGAGTTGGCCATTCGCGTTGCCCGCGGCCCCGACCGCATCTGTGACGCCATCGACCGCCAGACGGCCGCAATCCAGGCGGCTGCCCAGGACACCCTGACTGTCCGGGTCGTGTTCAGGTACATCCCGATCGGGGAGACCGACCGATGAAGCGCCGCCTAATCGCCGGTGCCGTCGCCCTAGCTGGCGCCGCCCTGATCGGCTGGCGGGTCTGGTCCGACCGCGACCGCTCGGGCGAGGCGATGCTGGCCTGGGAGCCGTGCAGTCCGACCCCCTACCCTGCCAATGTGGTCACGGTCTACATCCGGGGCGATGCGTCGATCGGGCGCGAGTGGGAGCGCGCGATCGTGGACTACAAGATCACGAGCGACCCGATCCTGCGGGTCTACGAGATCCAGACCCACGCGCCGTACGCCGGGCCGGACTCGTCGGTCATGACTGTCGGGCAGTACGGCGATACGCTCTACTGGCGCAAGGTCTGGGCGATGCTGGAGAAGACGAGATGAGGGATGCTTTCACGCTGGCAGTCCGCACGGTAGTAGACACGATCATCATGGGCATTGTCCTGGCAATTCTCGTCTCCATCGGTGTCGGCCTGATCGGTCTGGCGGTCCTGCTCTGGCGCGCAGTACTGTAGGCAGTTGCCCCCAATGCCCCCTAAGCCGTCAAAGTCTCGCTTGACAATCTCCCGCCCCGTGGTATATGGGCGCCATGCGACTCGTAGCCGTGGCGAACCAGAAGGGCGGGGTTGGAAAGACCACCTTGGCGGTCAACCTCGCGGCGGCCCTCGCGGACTCAGGCGACAGGATCCTACTGATCGACCTGGACCCGCAGGGCAATGCGACCCGCTGGCTCGGTACCAACCCCTCCCCCGCGCTGTACGAGTCGATGCTGGCCGGCAAGCCGCTGGCTGATGGGATCGTTGAAGCATGCACCAGACTCGACCTCATCGCCGCGTCGTCGCAGCTCCAGGCTGCGGATGCGCAACTCGCGGGCGAGCCCGGCGCCGAGGGTATCCTTCGCGGCCTGATCGGCGGGTTGACGGCGAGGAGATGGCGCGCGTGCTTTATGGATTGCCCGCCGGCGCTGGGGATCGTTACCCTCAACGCGATGCTGGCAGCTCGGGAGATCCTGATACCGATCGAGTCGTCGGCGATGGGGCTGGCCGGGACCGCCGCGCTGATGGAGCGCCTGAGCACGGTTGCCAAGCGGTTCCGGGTGAAGCTCCCAGATGTGCGCTTCTGTTTGTGTCGCCAACGGCGGAATACCCGGCTGACGCAGGAAGTGGAGGCGTCGGCCAGGAAACGGTTCGGGTCTGCGGTCTTCCGGGCTACGATCTCAGACTCGACGCGCGTGGCCGAGTGTCCGGCGTCGGGCAAGACGCTCATGCAGTACGCACCGACGCACCGCGTGGCAGAGGAGTTCCGTGCGCTGGCGCGGGAGTGGAGGCGGTAGAGGATGAGCAAGCCGATACTGGCCATGCTGGCGACGGCCCTGCTGTCAATAGGGGGCTGCGGCGATGAGCACAAGAACCGCCCGGTCCCGAAGCCTGCCTACGTCGCGCACTATCCGACATGGTTCATCGGCAACTACTGGGTCTTCCGCAACCTCGGCGAGACTACGGCCATCAACGTCTACGTCGTCTGCACCGAGTGCGGGACGACGACCGAGGGATTCACGACCCCGCGCGACATACCTCCCGGCGAGTACGGCCTGTTTCCCGACCCTGACCCGAATTGCGTGGGCGCCGACAACCATGCCGATATTACGTGGGAATGATCTCCATGCCACGACGCCGCGCGCTCATCAGCGACCCGCTCGACGTGATTGCGTCGGCCCCGGGGCGGGCCGCGAAAGCCGTGTCGAAATACGCACCCACGGCCAAGTACCCGCTCCGGGTGCCGACCGACCTGCTGGAGAAGGCGCGCGACGTGGCCTATTGGGAACGCATGGGCGTGAGCGAGCTGGCCGAGACCGGGCTACGTCGCGAGATCGAACGCCTGGAGAAGAAACGCGGCAAGCCGTACCCGCGTAGAGAGCGAGAGCACAAGACGGGGCCGAAGCCCCGACGGTAGTTTTCCCCCGCCACCGATGAGCAACGCGAGAGAAGAAGCGACCAACTGACCTGACCGAGATCCTACGGCTGGTCTACTTCGAGGGCAAGTCCTGGCGCCAGGTCGCCGAGCATTTCGGCGTCGATCCTCAGACCGTCTACGCCTGGCGCCGGCGCGAGGATTTCCAACGCCTTGAAGCCGAGATCAAGGAAGAGATTCAGGCCACACTCCAGTCGAAGCTCCTGCACTACGGCGTTACCGCGCTCGATACCTGCGCCGACATCTGCCAGAACTCACAGAACGATGCAGCGCGGATCGCCGCGGCGCGCGAGATCCTTAGCCGCCTGCTGGCGGCGAAGCTGGACGCGAACCTGACCGACACCACCAAGGTCGAAGCCTTCAAGGCCGCCATGATCGCGGTCGCCCAAGAGGAGATTGCCGCAGGCCGTGGACTCGGCGACGCGCTCAATTGACCCGCGGCTGGCGTACGTGGCCATGCGCGACCCCGGCGTGTTCTGCACCCGGTTCTGTCGATCTCCGCACGGTGGGAGGGATGAATTGCTGCCCGCCCATCCCTACTTCGCGCCGTTCTGGCGGGCTTGGAGAGAGCGGCGCGACATCATCGCAGAGAAGACCCGGCAGATGACCTGCTCCTGGATGACCTGCGCATGCCTGCTATGGGACGTCTGGACCCCGCTACACCGCGAGTGGCCGGCCATGATCATGAGCCGCGCGCAAGAACTGGTGGACGATGGGGGCGACCATTCGACCGTCGATAGCCTGCTCGGCAAGATGCGCTACATCTATGAGCGGTTGCCAGAGGAGTTCAAGTTCAACATCGCGTTCACGTTCAACCGCGTGGTTAACAAGGACACCGGTTCGTTCATCCGCGGCAAGTCGTCAACCTCTCAGGCCGGCCGCGGCGGAACGTACCTGCGGGCCGTGCAGGATGAAGCCGCGTTCATCCCGAACAGTGAGGACACGTTCTCGGCCATCCGCCCGGGCGTCCCGCGCGGGCTGGTGATGGTATCGACCCCGAACGGGAAGGGGAACAACTACTACCGCATGCGGTCGCTCAATAACAGCCCGTGGTCGATCATCCGCATGCACTGGCGCGATCATCCAGGGCGCGCGTGCGGCCAGGACTGTCCGCATCCAGAATCCGACGATTGGCAGGACCATCGCGGATGCTGGTACTACCGGGCGTGCGAGGAGCTTGGGTTCGATAAGGTGCGCATCGCGCGCGAGCTGAACATCAGCTACGAGGAATCGGTCGGCGGCAGGGCCTTCTACGCATTCGGCCAGCACAACATCGGATCGGTTGAGCGCGAACCGGGCGCCGTCGTCTGGCGCTTCTGGGACTTCGGATCGGGCGGGACGACGGCCATATGGTTCTGCCACGTCAAGCAGCTCCATACCGCGACTGGGCGCCTGAAGTACGCCGTCCGCGCGTTCGACTTCTACGAGTCACACGGCAACGGCGCGCGGCATTACCGGGACGTGTGCCAGAAGAAGTGGGAAGACTGGGGCCGCCCGCCCGTGCGCGACATCGGTGATCCGTGGTCGCTGGTCGCCAAGGAGTCGGATGAAGGAAGCTGGTCGAAGTCGCTGTCAGACGATTCGCACCCATATAGGATCTACGTTGATCCGTCCGGCTGCGTTGGCAAGTCGATGGAGACGATCATCCAGAGCGCCCAGGCGTTCTTCGGCGTGATCGAAACGCAGACCGGCGAGCACGTCCCGCGATTCGTGGTTGACCATAGGCAGCGCAAGGCGATCGAGCACTGCGAGAGCTGGGCCTATCAGTCGAACGACGACGGCGTACCGATCAGCACGAAGCCGCGGCACGATGAGCATTCGCATGCGTGTACCGCGCTGTGCTTCGGGCTCTACAACCTCGAGCCGGCCGATACGCCGGACCTGGATTTCAAGGCGTCCGACTTCGGGTTTGTCGCTGATGCCCCCGCGAAGGAAAAGGTGAAGTGGTAGACATCGTATCCCGTTTCGCATCCGCCATCCGCGCGTTTCGCCAGCCGACAGCGTTCCGCGGTTACGGCCAGTCCGTGGTCGAAGGCGTCCACGACAAGCTGCGGTATTACGAGAACCCCGAGGACATCGAAATCGCCGACCTGCGCAAGATGTGGCGTAGGGACGATATGGTCCGCAACGGGGTCGAGATGCGCACGCTCGCGGCGCTGTCCACGGGCTACGAGGTCGAGCCCGCGTCTGACGAGGAGCGAGACAAGGAAGCGGCCGAGTTCATCAAGGCAGCAGACCTCGCGCTACCTGGCGGGTTCTTCGGCTTGGCTAAGTCCATCCAGCGCGGGGCGATCATCCACGGCCATTCGGCGCACGAGGCGCGATGGACCGAACCGTTGGACGATGAGAAGTGGCGCGGTAAGCGGTGGTATGCGCGCGTCATGGAGCGCCGCGCGACGACGATCTACTACCACCTGGACACGGGCGGGGAAATCTACAAGGTCACGCAAGAGCCGTGGACAACCGAAGGGCCGCAGGAGTTCGCGCCAGAGGAGCTGATCCTGCACCGGATCGACGACCTGGACGGCAACCCGTACGGCAACTCCCCGCTGCGCACGGCCTATCGGTACAGCTTCATCAAGGACGAGCTGCTGACCAACTGGGCGTTCTACGGCGAGCGGTACGGGCTGCCGTTCCCGATGGGGAAGTACCCGAAGCGGCAGGGTAACGATCCATCGACAAGCGCGGACAACAAGGCCAACCGCGAGCTGATCATCACCATCATCCGCGAGATGCGCAAGACCTATGGCATCGCGGTCCCGAAGGATTTTGAGATCGAGCTGCTTACCGGGCAGCACAGTTCGCAGACCGACTTCTTCGACACGTTCATGTCGGCCTGCAACCGCGGGATCGCGCGTGCGCTGCTGATCCCCGGCCTTGTTGGCGAGACGACCCAGAGCGGCAGCGGCGCCTATGCGCTAGGCAAGGAGCACAACGACCAATTTGTCTGGGTGCTCAATGCCGACCGTCAAAGCATTGAGAACGTGATGGACAATCAGGTGATCCGACCGCTGTGGGAGTGGAACTTCCCGCCGTCGGTCGGCATGCCGCGGTTCAGGTTCAATGCGTTCACCGAGGATAACCTCGGGCAGGCTGTCGAGGTTCTGCGCTTCCTGACCGACAAGGGCGGCAAGGTCGCAGTTGAGGATGCGCACAAGATGCTGCACGTTCGCATTGCCGAGGATGACGAGGAGCTGCTTTCCGGCGGGGGCGGCGGTACAGCAGAGGGCAGTGAGCCCCCTAATAGTCTCGGCCAAGCCGAGCAATCGACCGACCGCCCCGCCGACATTGGCGATGAGGACGACGACGAGGAAGGAGACGAGACGTTGAAGGGCAAGAAGAAGATGGCCGCGCTCCCGCGCGAACGCTCGCCGTTCGAGCGCCGGATCGACTTCGCCGCGATCAACGACGCCGAAGACGCCGACGCCGAGCTGGCGGCTGCCAACCTGGGCATCCTGTTCGAGGGCATGGCCGGGGTAGTCGAGGCATCCGCGGGAAAAGGGAATGGCGGACAGCGCACCAGATAGAGCAGTTCGCCGTCCCGGGGCGCTATAAGCGCCTGCTGTTCCAGGAACTCTCCCGCGCGTCACTGTCCGGCTATGTGTCTGGCATGGCCGATGCGCGCGAGAGGCTTGTGCGGATCTCAGAGGAGATCGGCGACCATGCCACGGCCGACCGGGCGCGCAATGCCAACGGCGGGAATCTGGTCGTCTCCGCGCGGGCTCAGAAGCAGATCGTAGATTCCGCACGGGTCGAGGCGAAGAAGTGGCTGGACGATATCGAGAACCGCTGTAGGCGCGTGCTCCTGAATGCGCTCGGGTCGGAACCCTACGACCGCGAGCTGATCGCCTTACAGCTCGGCAACATCATCAGGTCATACGTGGAGAAAAATCCCCGGGGGGAGCAATTCGCGGCCCGCGGGCGGCGCATCAAGATCCGCGACCAAGCCAAGTACGACGAGTGGCAGCGGACCAAGATGCCTTACCAGAAGGCGCTGCGCACGGGCCGGATCGTAGACGACGCGATAGCGGGGGAGAAGGCGCGGGCGGCAAACAAGCGGCTGACACCCGAGGCGCGCGCCCAAGCCGCGGCCAACGCCGAGCGCCTGGAGGCCAGTAAGGCCGGGGCGGGCAAGGCGCCCGCGATTGCCCGGAAGTGGGAAGCCGTCGCGCGCACCGCCTGGAACCGGAACCGCAACACCGCCCTGGTCAACTACGCGCAAGAGAACCCCGACGTTGTGTATCTCGAATGGTTCACCGCGCGCGAGCTGCACCTGGGCGGCGGCCCGGTCTGCGAGGTCTGCGAGCAGTACGAGCTACTGACGCTGCCGAAGGACCATCCGAGATGGGGCACGCACCGGCCGCCGCTGCACTACAACTGCCGCTGCGAGCTGGTCGAGGTCACGCGCGAGCAGTCCAGGGCGTTCGGGATCCGCCCGACCCGCAAGGCAGACCAGCCGGATTGGGACGGCGAGGCTATCCCGGCTGAAGGGTTCGGCGGGTGAGAGAAAAAAACTCGCTTGACAATTGGGGGCATTGCCCCCTATACCCCGCGTGCTTGAGAACCTCCTCATGGTGCCAGCGGCCACCGGGGAGGGAGCGCATAGACGACGATGGAAAGCCAACCGCCTCCCCGGACGGCCGCGAACTTGGAGACCCCGATGGGTTGTAGTGGTAAGGGAAGACCGAAGAAGCCGAAGGGCGGCAAGGGCCGCTAGATCATCCCGCCCGCTTTCCCCCGCACAAGCAGATGAGTGTCCACAACTGAGACCCTGAAGGCACGAGACGGGTCAACCTACACAGCCGAGCAAGCCGAAGACGGGTCATGGTCGATCATCGATTACCCCGTATTCGCCGATGGCATCTGGCACGGCGCGAAGTACGACGCGGGCCGCGTGGATCGGCTCACCGCCAACACGAACGCCGCCATGCCGACGATGGTGCCGAAGCTCGGCGTGGGCCACCCGAAGGAAGGCGAGAACGAGACTGAGCGGCCCGCCTATGGGCGCTTCTCGGCTCTGAAGCGCAAGGGCCAGTTCGTCGTTTCGACCTTGAGCCGCATCCCCGCGAAGCTGTTCGCAGCGATCAAGGCCGGGCTGTACGGCCCGCCCTCGGTCCGCATCCGCGTGTACCGCAATCCCGAGACCGGCGAAGTCGGCGAGATCGTCTACGCCGTTGACCTGCTGGGCGAGGTTCCGCCCGAGGTCGCGCCGCTCGCAGCCGCTACGGAGTTCTCCGCGCCCGAGTCCACCTGTCTGTCCTGGTCCGACTGGACGCCGTTCTCCGCAGTCGTCGATGGAGCAGAAGCCGCCCCGACAGTCGAGGCGGTTGCACAGGGCGAACCTGCAACCCAGGCCGCCGCAACTACAGGAGAGTCGCCAAACATGAGCGATGACACCAAGGCCAGGGAGGATGCCCTGGCACGCGAGCGGGAGGAGCTGGAGCAGCAGAAGGCTGCGCTGGACGCCGACCGCAAGAAGTTCGCCGCCGCGCGAGCCGCAGAGTTCGCGGCCCAGGTCAAGAGCACGTTCTCCGCGTTGCTCGGCGCCAACAAGTGCAAGCCGGCCGACGAGGAGACGTGGGTCAACGCCTGCAACGCGATCGGCGCGGAGAGCCCCGGCGCCTTCTCGGCATTGCGCGAGGCGTGGATGTGCCGCGCCGAAGTCGTGCCCAACAAGGGCAAGCCCGCCAATCCCGTCGGCGACGAGGACCAGCGCGCGGATGAGCGCCTGTTCTCGGCCGTCCAAGACGTGATGAGCAAGCGCGGGATCAAGAGCTACGCCGATGCCGCGGCCATCGTCGAGGCCGAGCATCCCGATCTGGTCGAGGCCAATCGCAAGCTGTTCGCGTGCGACCGGGCCGGCCTGAGCGACGCGACCAAGGTCTTCACGGCCGGGAAGGAGTAACACATCATGGCAGTTGCGAACCACATCATCCCGATCACCGGCCTGGTCGCCGCGGCCGATTTGTCGGCGAAGCAGTATTACTTGGTCGGAATCGATGCCAGCGGAACGGTCAACATCTGCGCGTCCGGCGATCCGGCGCTGCTCGGCGTGCTGCTGAACAAGCCGACGACCGGGCAGGCGTGCGAAATCGCCGCAGTCGGGTCGATCTGCCCCGTGAGCATGGACGCTGCGGTCGCGGTCGGCAGTCTCCTGATCTGCTCCGCGGATGGACAGGCGGCGGTTGCCACCGACGGCAGCTATACAATCGGCTGTCTGCTGGAGACCTCTTCGGCCGCCGGCGACACCTGCCGGTGCATCACCTGGTTCCCGAACTCCATCGCCGACGTGAGCGCCTACAGCGTTTGCGCCTAGTTTCTGACGTGCCTCGCCTGGGGGCCTCATACCCAGGCACGCGCGCCGCTACGAGAAAGGAAAGCCAACAATGGCGCGTATCGTCCCTAGCGATGTCCACGCGGACAAGTACCTGACCAACGTGTCCATCGCATTCAAGAACGAGACCTACATCGCTGACCAGATCATGCCGATCATCCCGGTCACGAACGAGACCGATCGGTATGCCACGTTCAACCAGGGCGACTTCGCCAGGCGCGAGGTCCACAAGCTAGCCGACGGGCAGCCGGCCCCCCAGGGCGGGTTTGCCGTGTCGTACGGCACGTACTCGGCCGACGAGTACGGCGTCGCGATGAAGCTCGGCCCGCGCACTCTGGCGAACTCCGACAGCGTGTTTCGGCTTGAGACGACCGCGGCCGAGTGGGTCGCGGATCAGCTCGCGCTTGAGCGCGAGTACCAGGTCGCTTCAACCGTCTTCAACGCGACCAACTTCTCCAACACCGCCGCGATCGGCGCGAAGTGGGATCTGGCCGGGTCGGCGCCCGTGGACGACATTCTGGCCGGCCTGGATCTGGTCGAGGATCAGGCCACTGGCCGGTCGGCCAACACGATCGTTATGGGCGTCGATGTCTGGCGTCAGCTCGCGCGCAATGAGCAGATCATCGCCTACCTCTTCGGCCCCGGCTACTCCGGCCCACTGGCCGCCACGACTCGGCTACTTGAAAACTTCCTGTCCGGCTATCTGAGCCGTCCGGTGAAGATCCTCGTCGGGTCAGCGGTCTACAACACCACCAAGGAATCCGCGAC